TTCTGCAGGTCTTGTATTTCCTGTTCCATAATTGCGTAGGCTTTATTCTCTCCTACGGTTTTGTTATATTCATCCCAGCTAGGTAATCCAGCTGCTATGATTTCCTTTAACTCTTCTTTTCTCGCTCTAATCTTTTTCAAGATTATATAGATAGCGTTCTCATCTCTCATTTGTGTGCATTATACACTAGATTTTATATTTTTTCAAGTTATTCTTTACTTTCCGGCTTTGGTTGTCGTGTTCCACCGACATATAAACCAAACCACGCGGCGCCTGCACCTACAATAACCGAAACAAAGGCAGACTGTGCGTTTGTTGGATCAGGTAGATTCATAAACCATTCTGTTGTTCTATAAAAAGAAAATCCGTAAAGTGTAATTAATAGACGTGGAAATATTCTCCACGCTGTTAATCTTTGTGGTGTAATCATTTTTTCTTTGTAAATAATCCTACAGCACCTTTAGCACCCTTAATCCCAAAGCTCGCTGAGCAGGCAATATATAAAAGATGTTTATAATAATCCGGTAATTGCTGAAGTGCAATAAACCCAGCCTCTATATGTGCAGTCATTCCTGGAAAAAATACGGCTACGGCTGGCGCGAGCAGGCAAATTAAAATCAGTTCGTCTTTCCAGCTTCCCTTCATTTGATCTACCGCAGATGCTTCCCACGATACTTCGCCGGCGATCTGCTTTTGACGCAAAGCAGTCTTTGCTTTTATTTCCACTAATTTAGATTCAGCCTTAGCTTTCTTTGTTTCTACGAAACCAGAAACTGCTTGAGAGGCAACACCTAATAATGGTTTAATTAATAATTGTAACATTCTATTCTCCTACTAAACTAACTATACCACCTCTTGCAACGTTTGCATAGCGTGGTTTTGTTACACCGGAGCCGAAACTTGTAATTAATCGCCTTAACCCTTTAGGGTCAAATACTCCTTGCCCCATTGCTCCAGAAAAAATTCCTTTATTTAATGCTTCTGATACATCACCAGCATACGGATCTGTCATTTCACCAAAAAATCCTGATTGCTCCATTCCCTTTTGGGGTAATCCAGCTTCTAAAAATCTTAATTTATCAAATGTATCCTGTCGTGGGTCGTAATAACCTGTGTCCCAAAATCCTCCTCCTGGTTGCTGAGCCATTTGGGTATGTTTTCTACCAATCCAATCATCGGCTATTGTTCTATTTGTATCAAAAAAAGGATCATCTGAAGGTATATTCATAAGATTACCTTCATTATAAAAATTACCATATGCTCTTAACGCAGCTTCTTCTGGAGAATAACCTTTATCTAGTTCCGACTCCATCATAAACGTTAATGAATCCTGAACTGCTTGACTTGAACCCGTAGTACCTGAACTTGCACCAAACACGCTACCAAATCCTGTAGCCATTGGTTGATCCATATCATAAGGATCAAACACATTTGCATAACTTTCAGCACTGGGTTCTCCTGGCTGATAAGTAGATGCTGTCTGTTGAAGTGTAGGTGGTGGAGCTTGTGGAGGTGGTGGAGTATGTTGTGTTGCTATTGCACGTTCGCGTGCATCTGGAATACTTCTAAGTCTATCTTGTGATGGAGTACCACCCCAAGGTACCCCATTATCTTGATGCGGACCTGGCATGATTATCCTCCGTAGGCTTTATTCCACCACGGATTTACTTTTTTATTTATAATGTTGTTTTCTTCTTCATCTCCAGTAAATTCTACTGATATGTTAGGAAAAATTTGTTGTCCTCTAGCATTCATAGCTGCAGCTGATCCTGGATTCCAAGTTCTTGGTTGATCTAAAAGATTTTCTCCATAAGGATAAGTTACTTCTCCTGGTGCAGATGTTAATGTTCTAGGTCCTAAAGGTAAAGTAGGATGCATTCTATCTTCATCTAATAATTTAGGTGTGAAATAAGCTTTTTGTCTTTGTTTTTCAAAATCATAAATATCGGCCCATGGGTCAAATGGTGATAACTGATCTTCGTCAGGATAATTCCAATAATCATCAGGTCGTGGTTTTTCTTCCGGAACTCCTGGTATTGGTCCTCCAGCCGGAGTTAATGGTCCACCTAAATCAGCAGTAATATCCATATCCGGATCCGGAATTGGTCCACCTGCTGCTCCTATAGTTTGACCTGGACCTGCATATTCAGTTCCTTCTCCATATCCATATCCAAGAAGATCTCTCATAATCTGCACACCGGGAACATGTTTTCCTGTTCTTCCTTGTCCTTCATAAACGTCTCCAGTATATCTCGAACCTTCGCCTACGCCAGTATATTTACCTGGTGCATAGCCTTCAAATCCTTTAATAGCGGACAATCTGTCTGAAGTTTGTTTGTTTCTCCAAGCTGTTTCAGCTATATCTTTGTATTCCTGTGCTTTTTGATTGTCTTGTGCCATAGAGGCAAGATTTAAGTATTTTTTTTCAAAAGCTCTATCTTCATCTGTCATCATGGATCTTTTATCTTTTTCCCATTCTTTGTGACCTGCAACTCTTCCTAAGTCATCTTGATAAGATTGGTGTAATCGTGAACCACGCATAGCATCATCAAAGGTATCTCCTACTTTTCCCGCTATATCAGCCATCCATGGTGTAATTTTCCTTCCTCCTGCTTTTACCGCGTCCCAAATTCCTCCAACGTTTCTTGGTCTTGGTCTTATATTAGCTGCACCAATTCCTGGCTGTCTTTGTGAAGTAGTTGATGGTCTCCATACATTTCCTTGACCACCTCTTCCTTGAGTGGCTCCATAATTACGCGAACGTCTACTAGGCCACGCTTTGCCTGTTCCTCTGTACGCCTCATTACCTGTTAAATGTCTTCTAGCCGCATTCCAATCTATTGCCATTTTAATATCCTCCTATTGCTCAGCCCTATGCACCTGGCATAATTACGGCTTTAAGCACAATCAATACAATGATTGCTACTATGCCGGCCTTTATCCAGTCACGCATTCCCCAATCATTCCATTCTTTCAAGTGTGCCCAAATATCTTTCAGTAATTTCATATCTACCTCCTGTATTTAGTGAATTGTAGGCTTACCATGTTGGTTCGCCTGCCAATAAATCTCGTCGGCTATTATAAACGAATCTATCATAACTTCAAATACTTTCTGCGCCTCTTCAGGCCCAAGTGTTTGTATATAAAGATTGCGCGTAACAGCCATTAAACCAGCCGCAACTACAAGTTGATCTTCCGGTTTACCATTAATCTCTTTCATAACTAGCTCTTCAGCTTTTTTCATAACCTCAGCTACTTTACTTATCTTTGGATTTTCCATTTGCTTTCCTAGCCGCAGCTCTTTCCCTCATTCCAGCAATTCTCTCATTGCTTCTATTTTTTTCTTTATCTCTTAATGCAGCCACATTTTCCTTAATTTCAGTGGTTGTATCTTTTTGACCCTCTTTCATGAGACCGAAAGATTCTTTAACCATACCTAAATCATTACCACTCTGCATCTTTTCTCGTTCCAAGTCAAGTTTTTCTGCATCAACGGCTGTCTTCATTAACATTTCTGTTTGATCATGCTCTCCTTTTTGCTGTAATTCAGCAGCTTTAAGATCAATTTCTTGTTGTTTAAGTTTAACAAGTGGATCTTTATCTTCTAATCCACTTCGTTGTTGCTCTTCAGCAGCCATGTTTTTAATTAATTTTGCTTCCAAATCAGAAATTGCGGCTTCTTTTTGAGTCATAAACTGTTGTTGCATTTGCTGTATTTGTTGTTGAATCTGTGGATTCTGCGCTGCCTGTTGTTGCATCTGTTGAATCTGTTGTTGCATTTGTTGAGTTTGTTGTTGCATTTGTTGTTCAACTTGCTCCGCTGACATAATTGCAATGTGTTGTAAAATATGTGACTCCATCATTGCGTAAACCTGTACATTAATTTGAACTGGTCTTGTAAACATAAATTCCGCGTGCGCCTCTATATGTGCCTTGTGATTTTGTTGTGGAAATGCTTTTGGATCTGTTCCACGCATTGCTTCTGAATTTTCAGTAGCAGGACTTTTTGGTGGTGGATTTCCAGGATCCGGTTTTAATAATGCATCTATATTATCAACATCTAATGCTTGATAAACTCTTCTGTATGCTTCACGTAAATTATGTAATGCTGGATTAGCAATTGCTAATTGTAATTGTTGTTGCGCCAACATAACACGTTGTGACATAGAAAATATATTTGGATTAGATACTGGTAATATATCAACACGATCATCAAAATCTTGTTGTTTAATCATTCTATTTCCACCACGCACCATGTATGGATATTCTGGTGGAAGGAACATTTTAATACAACGTGCAAGTAAATTAAACTCAACACCTTGTGCATAATGCAATCTTTTATGAATTGCACTCATCACTTTTGTTCCACGCTCTAATAGAGCAAGTGTAGTTCCAACTGGGTTTTGTTCATTGCCTTCACCCATTTTCATATCTGCAATTGCTGCAAATGATTTACCCGCGTCAACACAGAAACCTAATAGCGCAAATAAAACTTGCGATGGTTCTTTATATGGAAGTGGTAATAATGATTCTCTAATTGATGTTCCTGTTACATCAACATCGCGAAATTCTCCTGGTTGTAAAGGTTCATCATGGTCACGTATACGCATACCACGTGCTTTAAAACCTGCTGGTAAGTTAGCAAGAGTACCTGCATCAATTAACTGCCGCAAAACACTTGTCGCAGTTCTTGATAACCCACCTAGCATGTGTATTAGACCAAAGCCATAAAAGCCTAGTCCTGGGAGGAATTTGTAGTGTGTAAAATAGTCTACGCGATTTCTTAACTGGTCTTGTTGATTCCAGTTTCTTTTTATTGAAAGTATTTTTGTTGAATACTGATCAATCGTAATTACGTAAGGAAGTTTAATTCCACTTTGGTCCTCGAACCCTGGAACATCTGCGTCCACATGCATTTCTAATAGTACATGTTCATCATCATCTGATGCCAAACTATCACTTACGCCGTGTAATTCATCAATTTTTTCTTTTACATCAGAAGTAGAAACTGAACCTGAAGTAATTGGTATATCACGGTAAAATCCACTTACTTGTTGTTTTCTAAGTGCATTAGAATCAACTTTTGTTGCATGGGTGATTCTTACAGCATCTTCTAATGAAGATGCCATGTAATTCACTACACAATCTTCACTTGAAACAAATTTTGAAACTGGTCGACCCAATACAGAGTCATGGTATGTTTTTTTGAATGCTGAACCAGATAAAGGTAAATAAAATAATAGTTGGTCCATATCCGGGTCATATTCTTTCATAACGTGCGTAATTTGATAATTCATAAAATCTTTTACACGTTTTGCCTGTTCTTCCACTTGAGGTGTAATTTCACCAACTATTTCCGTATTAACTGGTCCTGCTGGCGGTAATAACTCTTTATATGCTTGTGCTTGAAACTGTGTTGCTGATTCTGCCAATAAAGGATGAATCACGCCACTTGCACCTTCAAAAGGTTGTGTACGATCGTCATACTTAAATCCAAGCATGTCCAATCCTTTGGTATATGTTTCTTCCCAATCTTTTCTAGACTGTTTGTCTGATTCATACGATCCAATCAATTTATCTGCTAATTTTTGAAGATCTGACTCTTCAAGATATTCAGCAAGGTTTGCATCAAATGGAATTTGTGATTGATCTATTGGTGCGTTTGGATCTGTATTTATTTCAGCTCCGCCGTCTGGTAACTCAGTAATTTCAACATCAGGCTCAAAATTAACTTGTTTTTCCGGTAACTGAACTTCCGTTCCACCACCAGAAATCTCCAATCCATCATTGAGCGCTTCAATTGCCTTTTCTATAGAACCAGAAGCAGGCATTCTTGATTTAATAGCCATTATTTTTTAACTGCTCCACCCTTTTTTAAGCCCTTAATTTTTTTTCTTCTTCTAAGAAAAGCAGATGTTGTGGGCAAAGTTCCTTTTGTACCTATTAAAGGAAACCTCATCAAAGCATTGATTAATGCACCACTTGGTTTTTTTACTTTATCATTCATAATATCCTCCTATTATATTAACATATTTTGTTTAACAAATCCACCTTTACTGTAAACTGGGATAGTAGATTGTCCAGGAATACGTTGTCCTGTATTTATATCGCGCATTTCAATTAAAGGGATCTTCTCCCACGTATATCCATTCCCGTCAACTATTGTTGTATTGTTAAATTTAAATCCACTCTTCTTCGCAATTCTTTTCATCGCTTTTACTCCTATCTCATCATAAAACTTATCTCCACCCTTAGGTATACCACCATGTGCTTTTTTCATCTTTCCAGTAGATAATCCTATTCCATCATAACCTTTATCGGCTGCCATCTTCATTAATCCCTGTAAAATCACCTTCGCATAGTTCTCTGACTTCTTGAACGCCGTATCTGGGTGAACTTGACCACTTTTACCTGTTATTCGCTTTTGTTCTTCGACTTTTGCCTTTAATTTCTTCACATCAGTTACTAATTTCTTCATTGCCTTCTCAATATTCTTTAATTCAGCAACATTTTCCGGTAATTCACGTTCTGCACGTGATAAACCCATAATATTGTCTTTTCGAAGCCTTGTTGACTCCAAAGTTTGCATTTTTGTGTCCAATTGCTTCGCAAAATCGCCCATTTCTGCCAAAACATTTCCTTTATCAAGCCTTGGAGCGTATTTATAGCCTTTCTGCGCCACTTGTTGATGTAAATCGGACTGTATTTCTTCCATAAGCAGTATTTTTCGCCCACTTTCATCAATTCTTTCACTAAAGCGTCCCCATCCAAAGGGTGAATTACCCGCATTTCCCTTAAAAACTTCTCCACTAAAGTGTCCTGCTTTATATTCCTTTTCAGCAGCTCTTATGGCACCAGTATCAAAGTTCTGGTAGAACTTTAATTCGCCGTATCCAGAACCACCAGGAATAAATTGTGCGCCATCATGTGCTGGTGATTTTTTACTTTTAAAAAAGAATCCTCTTCCTTCACTCATATCACCTAAACGGTAAAGCATTTTCTTTGTCCAAAATGGAATTGGAACATCCGCTGTCATTACCTGCCGATCAAAAATATTTAATGCTTGGTATAACTGCTTAAATGCTTCCTCTTCTGGAATATTTTTAGCTGCTGCAAGATTTGTTACATCTTCTGCCGGAACAAGATTCTTTAAAACATTCATATGATCACGTTTTACAATGTCATTTGTTCCGTGGTATATTTTTGGAAAAGCACTTTGCCATAAATCTGAAAAATGTTGTCCTGTATGAAATTCAATTCCCCTACCATAAGTGGTTTCTTTCAACAAAGGAATCATATTCGCATCATCACCTTCTCCTATTATTTTATTCGTTCCACGCATTGTATTAATTATGTTTGCACGGATCTTCATTCCTGTTGCGTCTTGTGGTGGCTGGTGTAGTGCTGTTAATAATCTCGGATCATCGGATAAAACTTTTAAATTATCATATCCTCTGACATCGTGTCCTTTTTCACGAACTGCTGTTAACATTTTTGTAATATCTTTTGCGCCACGTGATACTGGTTCCGCCATTGCAATGTCCATATCAATCTTCGGCATCTCCTTGTTGTATGTTTCAAGGAGCTCGGTTTTTGATAATAAAGGGGTTGCCGCACGTTGCTCTGATTTTAATTTTGCAAGAACGTCACTTGCCTGCTTAACTTTTAATTTATGCGCCTGTAATACTTCAGTAGCAGCAATAACATCAGGATGTGTTTTATCTCCCCTATGCGTCTTCATTAAGTCACTAAAATTTCTTGTGATATTTTGTCCTTCTTCTTGAACAGTCTTTAAATTATTTTCAGCTTTTTTAAATGAAGCACTTCCCTTTTGAGGCTTCATCATGTTATTAAGAAGAGGCTCCAATCCAAACTCATCAAGTTCCACATTACTAACACCCTTTTGTTTTACATAAGAAAGCCATTCATTAGGTGTAAGCTTTGCATCCGGTGCGTCTTCCAAAACACGAACGGTTTCAAGAAACATTGCTGGTTTATCTTCTACTGCTTGCGCGACAGTAATGTCTGTTGCCTTTTCAGCCTTGCCAACTGATTTAACTATATCACCAACGCGGGCCACGGCCTTCGGTACTTTAGACATTGCGCCAAATAGACGTGCAAATCCGCCGACACCAAATTTTTGTCTTTGAATGCTTTCTTCTGGATCTAATAATGGAATTCCGTCTGACATGGGTCCTCTCTCTGGCGCTATTGTATCAGTTAAGTCTGAATTAATCAAGCCACCATCCTTGAATAAAGTTCCTAAATAAGGAGACTTTTTCTGTTGAACCATTTTCATACTTGGTTCAGCAGATAAAAGATATTCAAACAATTCTTCATATTCGTTGTCTGTAAATCTAGGAGCTTTAAACTCACCCATTGTTTCTTTTCCAGTATATCCAAATCTACCAACATCCATTCTTCCTTCTTTTGCACTTTTAGATGTAATAAGACTAAGTGATTTTGCTTTTTTTAATAATGTATTTAATCTATTAATTTCCTTTTCTATTTTTTCATTTGGTTTAGATTTATAAGCTTCAACTAATCTTCTTATTTGTCCTTCTAAACTTCTTTGAATAGCTCTGTTTGCATAAGATGGAGAAAGATACATAACATCTGGTGATCCACCAATATCTAAAAATTTACTTTGTCTAGTCACCTTTCCAGTTTCTGAAAAAGGAAAAATATGTGAAAAATCTATAAGTTTAGACTTAATATTCTTTTCATTAGGATAAAACTTTTTTGCTATTTGATATAATTTTTTACCTAATACGGAATTAGGGTCTGTAATTCTTTTTTTCTCCTCTACTAAATCTGAAACTCCACTTTTATATTTAGTTAAAGATGTTTGCAAATTATCCATAATTTCAGGATCTTTATTTTTTAATTTTGTTAAAAAATTTTCAGGGTTTTTATGATACAAACCACGTGCTTGATTTGTTAAAATTTTAAATTCAGCTTCATCAGTATTAGGAAAAAATCCTTTTTGCTTTAAAATTAAATCAGTATCCTCTTTAACATCTATCTTTTTATCTAAAACTTTATTCCAATTTATATCACTAGTTTTTGTAGTATCAACAGGTCTATTAAACACCACTGGTTTAGTTTCTTGAATAGGGGCCTTATAAGGATAAGATGGTGAAATATCTTTCTCCAACTTCTGTTGCTTTAACCAATTCTGTAAATCCAGTTGATCTGGAGTTAATTTTGAGACCTTTTTTCCTAGACTTGCAATTCCTTTCGCAATCTTAGGTGCTCGTGTTAATGCGGCTAGAACCATTATTCACCGAACACGTCAAATGCCCCAGCCACTGGCACCGATGCAATACCACCGGCAATTGCTGCTCCTTTCTTAGTTGTAGGGACTACAGACTTTGCACCTTTCCAAGGTAGTTTAACTGTTTCTTTCATCTTGCCCCACGTGCCAGGAGTTTTAAGTGCAGTGATTCCAGCTTGTCTTGCGCCAGCAGGCGTAAAAAATCCACCAAGCATACCAAGACCAAAACCTGCTTGTTGTGCACCTGGGTCCCCGTACAATTCAATATCATACTCGTGACTAGGTTTACTTCCAAATCCTTGCTCGCCAATCCAACTTGTAACTGGATTCCATGAGTCTTTAAGATTGGTTGCTGAATGACGCATCATGTTTCCTTGTCCCTTATTATCAAATTTAAAGATACCATAGTTAGGCATTTGTATATCGCCGTACTTGGTCCAAGCGACATTGACACCTTCCATTTCCTTAAAGTTTTTAATATAATAAAAATCTTCATCCTCGTACCAATCATTTTGTGTTAAGTATTGTTCCTCTAAAGATTTAAGTTCATGCGATGCGGCGTCTGCTACTTCTTTATTTCCTTTGTATTTTGATTGAAGATCAGCAAGATTAACAACATCTAATCCAAGTGTATTATTTAAATGATCAATTACTCTTTCTTCATTAAGAACATGATCTTGTTTATAATTTTCAAGATATCTTACTATATCAGGGTGCTCTATTTGGTTCTTAGAAATCTTTTGAAAATCATCACCTTTTACATCTGTTGTAAAAAGAGTGTTGGCATAGTCATATAAGCCACTATATTTTCCTACAGGATTCAATATAGTTTCTGCCATAGGAACAGTTTGGAGAGTAAAATCAGATAAAGACTTAAGAGCATTATATCCTGTAAATGCTGCATCGCCCATTAGCCCATAGTTATTTGCACCTTCTTCACTTGGTGAAAATTGATCTGGAATGGCTTCTGGATTTATGTTTTTATTGGCAACACTTTCTTCTGCAGTGTGGGTCTCCCCATCTGAAAAGTCCTTGATTAAGCTTGGATCACGTTTGCTTTTTGTACTTTCAAGCATTGCTTGATAGTTAAGATTTTCAGCATCCCATGCTTTCATTTTTTCGTCTTGATAAGCCATCAGTAGTATTTTCTCCTATTATCCTTGACACGCTCTTCGTCAGCAAAATCATCTTTAAGTTCCACGTAGTATCCTTGCCGATAGCGCATTAATGCCTGTGTTGTACTATCAACGTAATCGTCGTGGTCCCCAAAGGGAAATGCTGCACACTCCTCGATAACTTCTTCTGCCCAACGTCTGTCTAATGGAGCATAGACTGCTCCTGATTCGAATATAGGTGCGACACTGTTTACCCTTGAATGTTTATCATTTCCCTTCGACGGTGTAAAGTTAATTACGGGGACCCCCGCCTTTTGGAGCTCGTGGGTTAATGGAAGGCCGCTCGCCTTCGCTTCCACAAGTACCAATTCTGGCTCCCAATATTTATATTCCTCTTGCGCCTTGATTTTTAACTCAGGAAAATTCCATCTTCCCCTCTTCGCGTCAAGAAGAATAATGCATGGTTTTCCACCCTCATCCGGATGGAATACACCCCATGTTGTTATAGCCGAGTAATCGGCTGTCTCTTTTGAACTAAATGCAGTGTCATAAGACTGTATAACATACTGCAATTCTGGAATCTTGTCACTATCCCATTTTTTCCACCACTCACGCTTTATAAGCGCACCCTCCTCGGAGGTAGGTGCTTGCATCCACTGCGCATTCCACTTTGTAATGGGAATGGACGCCTTGACACGCATGAGACCATCTAGGTCCCAAAAATTTCCCCACATGGGTTTGTCCTTGATGATGGCAGGAAATTCTACAACTTCCCAGTCATCCGTCATTTCGTTCTTTGCCTGGGCCTCGAGCAACTTGCCGGTTAAATCCTTAACCGACCACCTAGTCATAACTAGTACTATAGCTCCACCCGGTTGAAGACGCTGACGAGGACCAGAAG